ATGCCTTGTACGGCTCCCGATGCTAACCAACCAGGCGCAGTATCTCGGCTTCCGCTCGATCCCCAAGGAAAGGCTTTCTGTCCTATTCCCTGTCGCCAGCCCGATTGATCAAGATGCATGAAGCTATCATATCCACCAAGGCCAACTGCTATTCCACGACTGCTATTGTAAGCAGTGAATGCTCTTGCTACCCGTTGATACTCGTTGGGATTAGTCAGAGGAGTAGTGAGCTTGCCATTATAGAATAATTGTATATCTGCTGCATCACCATTGGGATGGTTTTGTGTACCACTGGCTCGCTCATCTTGCCCACCATGGGGTGTAATCCTGGCTTTCCACCCGGGCCCCAAGGTCCCAACCGCCGTATCAATGCCGTTGATTAAATCTTGTTTAGGCGCATTACCATTGGGTATCTCAACATTTCCAGTCGTGCCACCAGGTGTAAAATTAGCATTAGAGGGACTGATCCCCGAACATGTGTTAGAACCGCTCATTTATCCACCTACTATGAATGTTGGACTGCCTGTAACCCTTGGATGCCCGCAACTGTCGATATCTCCAACAACATTAACCTTGATACCATTGATGATATATTCCTGCTTGCCTAACATTGTGACTGCGTGGCAATGTATGGGTATCCTAGGGCAGGGAAAATGCGGGGAGACTGGAGTCCCTATCGTGCAGACAGGTCTACCATCTACTATGAAAGCTGGATTACCTAATAGGGCAACACCGCCTGCTGAATTAACATCACCTTTGCGCACTATTGCTGGCATTAAATACTCCGTCTAGCGATGATACTGGCTTGATACCACTGACAGCTTGTGTGTATTGATCGGCTACCTCTTTGTTGGTAGCGATATGTAACACCACAGCTGACTTGTTCAAGCTAATCGCTAGTGTATTTAAGTCTGTAGAAAGTAGGTATGGCATCATTGCCAATGTGCCCTGCTTGGTCGGTACCAGTGTCACTGGCTTTGTTATCTTGAATTCAATCAGTGTTTCGTCTTGCACCCGAGCTAACAATTCTTCACCAGTGATTAGCTTGAAGGTAACTACCGCACCTGATTCGTAGCCTTTGTTTAACAACATTATTGTAATCTTTCTAAAATATCTTCTTTGCGCATGGTTTTGAGGGTAGTGAATCCACCTTGTACTAGCACTTGCTCGCCTGCGTAGATAACTGGTAATGTCTTGTGTCCTGCTGCTACGATTTTATTGCGAGCAGCATCGTCTGTAGTGATGTCAATTTCTGTAAAAGGCACGTCAATCATCTTGAGATAATCTTTAGCATTGGTGCAGTATCCGCACCCTGGTTTAGTGTAAACGATCAGTGTCTTCATGGTTTCACCCTTGTAAAATGTAATGTAAATATTCTCTTGAACGGATGTTTAGCTCTAGATGATTGATGCATTAGCGCATAATCATATTCTCTAAAAATTTTTATTATCTCTGAGATAGTAGGTGTTAGCAATATCTTGATTGGCTTATCATAAGTCCATCTACACACCACAGTTTCACCAACATCTATATGTTGATAGACATCGTCTAATGGTAAATCTAAAAAATCTTGGATAATCAATATGTCAGTGACTCTCTGATCACACATTGCTTTACTAAAAGCTCTCCAATCTGGTAACCATGTCCTGCGTATAAAGGCAAAATCTCCTGGAAGAAACTTGTGATCTTCCCATCCAACTGGTGAAAATTCATCATATCCTAGATCTTTTATTAGTTCTAAGTTTTCAACAAACGGATCTAATGCGATGATTTTTTTTGGGCGACCAAATCGGATGGGATAATACATACCCCCAAATCCAACACCTATATCTATCACCCGCCTTCCTTCGAAAAGATGACTGTGAGGGACTAGATCTAACATGCTTCGATTATGGCAAAATCTAGTATGTTGATCTGAGCTACGTAGATTTATCGTTCCATGTTGTACATGCCGGGGTATGGCAAGATGATTAGCTGAATTTTTGTATTCTAATATCATCTCGATATGCGCATTAAGCTCTTTGGAATATTGATCAAAGAAATCTCTCTTAGGATCATAATTTCGTAAAGCTGGTATCATAGACTCATGCCCTTGAATGTCTCTGTGTTAGCATCCTGTTTGATAGCACCGATCGTATATGATGAAATTTCTGTAAAAGTCACATCAATCATCTTGAGATGATCTTTAGCATTAATAGTGTAAACCGTTGGTGTCTTCATAAGCTCATACCTTTGTTGTGAGTTTCCAACCTGCTGTTTTTCCATATTTAGGCGGACATGCATCTTTTTGTATTTGCTTCTTAAGTGTAGAAAGGCTCAAATTATTTTCCTTGCAAAATTGTCCTAATTCTCCGCCTATCAATATGTACTGTTGCTGTGTTGGTGCTGTTAATATATAAGTCTTGCTAAGCTTGTTGGTTGCACCAACTCGCTGTTTGGCTTTCTCTGAAATACGAGCTTTTGCCTCGGGAGAATGATGCCTACCATGCATGCCATTGTTTTCGCCTGCACTTGCTGCTTGTATCTTTGCTATGGTTTGTGATGTATGTTTTTTTGGTCCGTATCCGCCACGTGCCTGTTGCTTGTCGGCTCGCAGTTTCCTTTGTTCTGCTGCTCGCTCGGTGCCGTATATTTCTTCGTAGGTCTTGCCTTTATGATTAGGCGGGCGGTTATCTTGGCAAACATTAGTCAATATACCGTTAGCTTCATATCCTTTCCTACCCAGGCTCTTAATTAATTTTTCTTCGATATCATATGCCAGAGTTTCGTCAGTAATATTCTCTGCAACATAAGAGATTTTGGGTTCATATCCTGCTGCTCTGATTGTTGCAATCTTGTTTTCTTTATAGACGTTGCGTGTTTCCGGAACCTCCCAAAGATGGGTTTTAGCCCGCCGCCCTTTACCTTTTCCTACGTAAAAAGGTTGCTCATTTCTAGGATCTACAAGTTGATATACATAATACATGGTATTGTTCTCCTGCATGCCATATTTAGCAAGAGACTGATAATAACAGTTACAGATATTGCCTAGATCTGTTTGATCTGCACTAATAGCAAACATGTTGTATGATCTAAGATCTTTGCAAGGTGTGACATCAATTAAATTAGTATTATCATGCCAAACTGTGTGTCTTATAGCCTGTATGGTATCAAAACCTGCAATGTAATACCATCCTTTCACAGCCCGACCGCCATAAATTTCGCAATGTTTAGCAACATTATTATGGCAGTCATCAAAATCGTAAGCTGATTCAGCTTGGATCTTAACTGCGCCAATCCAGGTACAATTGAGCCCACGACTAAACTCAATCAGTGCTGCATCAATTGTACCTGGTATCGTCCACATTAGAGACTCATGCCTTTGAATGTCTCTGTGTTAGCGTCTTGCTTGATAGCACCTATCGTATAGGATGAAATTTGGGTTTGCTGAGGTGCCACCTGCACTTCCATGCCCGAGATCCACTTCTGCGTCCAAGGCAATGGATTGCTGCCTGTCTTGTATGGGCTAGGCAATCCAACGTAGTTCATCCTACGAGCAGCGATGTATTCTACATACTCGTTGAGTAACTGTTCGTTGAGTCCGATCATGCTGCCGTCTTTGAATAGGTATCTAGCCCAGGCCTTTTCCTGGTCAGCTGCGTCAGTGAACATCTTAATACACTCGTCTTTGGTCTCTTCGGAGATCTGAGCATAGATTGGATCATCTTTGGGCAACGTTTTGAGCAAGAATTGTGTGCTACCGAGATGTAAGTTCTCATCGCGGGCGATGAACTTGATGATCTTTGCGTTACCTTCCATCTTCTTGACTTCAGCAAATGCCCAGCTACAGGCAAAACTAACATAGAAGCGAACACCTTCGAGGATATTCACGCTCATCAATGCAAGCCACAAGGCTTTCTTATGCTCGTATTCATTTCCTTTATAGGCTTCGGGATCAGAGGCCATTAAATTATTAAAATGGATCAATGTATCGTAATAACGGCTGATGTCACCTGCGCAGTCAACTATCTCTTTCATGTCCATCATGCCGTCAAAGATCTTGCTAGGATCGCTGTAGATGTTGCGTATGATATGCGTATAGCTGCGGCTGTGGATGGTCTCGCTGAAAGTCCAAGTAGTGATCCAGTTTTCCAACTCGGGCAAGCTACAGATAGGCCCGAAGGCAACACTAGGTGCCCGTCCTTGCACTGAATCTAGCAGGATCTGTCGCTTCAGATTGCTGGTAAAGATATGTTGTTCGTGTTCAGTCAGTGCTTTGAAATCTTTAGCATCACGGAAGATGTCTACTTCTTCAGGGCGCCAAAAGAAACCTAGCTGTTTATCGGTGAATTTATCCAGCGTTGGGTACTTCATAGTATCGTAGCGTTGTATAGTCACCCCA